ACGCGCGACTGCTCGATGCGGGCGCCGATGTTCACGCCGTGGCGGAACTCGTTGATCCGCATCGTGTGGCTGGCGCGCTGCAGCTTGAACTCGCGGCCTTCGAGCTTTTCGCCCTCGATCACCGGCTTGCCGCGCAGCTTGGCCACCAGCGCGGTGACGATCTCGTCGGTGGCGCCCTTCTCGGTGTCGGTCTTCTTGACGATGGCCGAGTAGCTGCCTTCTTCGCCGGTCAGGCGCGAGTAATACTGCTCCTTGGCGCTGTCCTGCGCGACGGTCGTTGCCCAGGCCTTGCGCTTGTTGGGGTCGGTCGGGAGGATGGTCGTGCGTGCCATGGTTTGCTCCTAAGAAGGCACCATGGCTCACATCCTGCGAGCCTAAATCACAGGGCACACAGGCCCTGCGGGGTTTACGGTCGGGTCAAGCCGCCTTGCGTTCAGGCCGCCGAACCTTCACGTTCGGCCCTGCCTTGACCCCTAGACGGACACGCTGCCCGTCCTTCGCGTTGATCGTCACTGAGATTTCGCCGAAGTCAACCGATTCGAGGCGGATTGTTTCGCCAACTTTCACGTCGATCAGGTTGAACCCGGTCTGAATCGGTCTTTCGGCCATCGTTGCCTCAGTCGTTCAGGAGTTGGGCCTTCTGTGCCGGTGTCAACTTGGCGTATGCGGCCTCGTAGTCCTGGCCGCTCAGCTTGCCCAGCGCGTCCACCCAGCTGCCGCCGTTGTTGGGCACCTCGGCGGCCGGCACGTTGCGCAGCGTCACTGGCCCCTTGGTCTCGCGCGGCTTGGGCGGTTCCTTGGGCGGCTCGGGGGTCGCCTTGGGCTTGCCCAGCAGCGTTGCCACGGTCTTGTGCGCGTCGGCCGCACGCTCGGCATACGGGCGTTTGTCGCCGTCAGCGTCCATCAGGGCCATCTCGGCGTCGAAGCGGCGCGCGGCCTTGCCATTGGCGGCGTAGTCGATGCCATCGGCCTTGGCGGCGCGCATGATCTTGTCGAGCACCTGGGCTTGCGTCTGCGCCTCGGTCTGCGTGTTGGCCTCGTGCAGCGTGCGCTGAACTGTCAGGGCGTCCAGGGCATCAGCCACCTCGGCCTCGATGCGGCTGTATTCCTCGGGCTCAATCACGCCGTCCATCAGGTCTTTCAGGGCCTTGGCCTTGACGGTGATCTGTTCCTCGCGCTTGGCCTTGAACTCGGCCGGGTCGCCCGCCTTGTAGCGCGGGGTGGCTGCGGGCTCGGGCTCCACTTCATCGGCGGCGATGGCTTCCAGCGCTTCGGCGCTCAGGGCTTCGTCAGCGCCTTCGTCTTCGGGCTTCGCTTCGTCGCCTGCTGCGGCTTGCTCGTCGGCCTCGTCCTCGGTATCGGTGCCGGTGTCGGCTTCAGCGGCTGCGACGGTCGTGTCGTCGTCCTCGTCGCCGAATGGATCGCCACCGGCCGCGATCAGTGCTGCAGTCGCGGCCAGGGCCTCGGCTTCGGCGGTGGTCGTGCCGGTGATGTGGGTCTTTGCGTTCATAGTTTCTACCTACGTTTGTTGGCAAAGTGGAATCAGATTCCACCCTGCCGGGGTTTTGAGGGCTTACTTGGTCGTGGCCATGTTTGCCACCGCCTGCATCTCGGTGAGCTTTTCCTTGGCGCACTTCTTGGCTGCTGCCAGGCGCTTCGGGTCGGCCATGACTTCCTGTGCGCGGGCCAGGGTCCGCATGTCGTCCTCCGCGCGCCACTTGGCATCGTCATAGCCGCCAGTGACTGCGGGGGTTGCTGCTTTCTTCGTTGCCATATCTGCTCCTGATTGGATGGTGGGTGCCACGCATCGGACTTACCTGCTTCCAGGCTGGGCGGCTGCCGTTCTCTGCACATCAGCAACCCAGGCAGAGCCGGGTGAAAGGTCCGTCGCCACTTGCCCCTGGCGACGCCGCGTGCTGGTCGCGGTTCAATGGGGGTCGAACATCAGGAAGCTGCTGCGGCCTGCTTGGTCTGGTAGGGCATCCACTGCGCGAAGCTCTCGCCCTCCACGGCTGCGCCATCGGGGTGCAGGATCTGCACGCCCTGCACGGCCAGCTTGCTGCCGCTCGGGCCGGTGGCCTCGATGTTGATGCGGCCGTCCGGCCACACGTAGAGCACGCCGGCGTCGCACGGCTGGGTGGCGTCGAACACGCCCAGCAGGGCCGCGTGCTCGGCGTTCGGCCAGAAGTGGATGCGGCGGCCAACGGTGGGGGTGATGGTGGGGTTCATGCTCAGGCTCCTTGCGGTGGGATCACGCCATCAGGCGCGACGGTTTCAATGCCGGCGGCCTGCCCCTCGCCCATCATGGGCGGCGGTGCTGATCCATCGGCGGCGGGTTGCGGCCCCATGCTGGGGTCCACGGGTTGCTCGGGGGCGGCCAGCGCGGGCACGGCGCCGGGCGGGATCACTTCGCCCTGCCCGCCCGCGTCCTTGAACCCGGCGCTGCGCAGCAGTTCGTCGGCCACCGGGGTTGCGCCCGGGATCTGCACCAGCGTCTGCGCGGCTTGCGCGCTGATGTAGAGCGCCTCCAGCCGCGACTTCATGGCCTCGGCGTCCAGCTTCTCGCCCTTGGCGATGGCCTCCTTGATGTCGGCCTGCAGCTTCGCCATCGTGGCCTCGTACTCGGCTTTTGCCTTGGCCTGCTGCTCGGCCATCTGCTGCTGCTGCTGGGGGGTGATCTTGCCGTCAGGGTCGGTCTGCCCGTTGACGGCGCGGATGCGCTCAAGCAGGGCCTTCTTCTTCGGCAGGTTCGGGTGCATGTCGAAGACGACATCGAGCAGGTTGACCACCACCTGTGGCGCTGCCGCGGCAAGCTGCGTCATGACCTCCATGAGCGACTGGAAGGCGCTCTCTGCGTAGCTCTGTTTCCAGGCTTGCTCGCCCACCACGAAGTGCGCCCGGCGTGCGCTGATGTCGTTCAGGAACGTGCCATCGGGCTGCGGCTGGTTGATCTTGGTGCGCTCCACGCGCCCGCCGTCGCCGGCCACGCGGATCGTCATCGGCGCGAGCACGCACTGCTCGGCAACGCTCAGGGTCAACTCGCCTTCCATCTGTCGGGCCAACAGCAGGCCGTCGAACAGTTCTGCGGTCAGCAGCCCCCCCTGCTCCTGCTTGGCGATCACGGCCTTGCCACTGGTGGCGTTTGTGCGCTCGCCTCGGTTCTCGCCTGTCACGCCCGACATGCCGCGGATTGCCAGGATGTCGCGGTCGGCGAGTTGCAGCTGCGCGGTCGCGGCACCCTGGTTCGGCCGCTCCTGCACCTTGCCGCCCGACAGTGCGCCGTTGGCGAACACCGCGATGCCATCGGGGGCGTTCAGTTCGTCGCGCAACTCGTCGATGTCCATCGTGTCGCCGATGGCGCTTTCCTCGATCTTGAGCTGGTTGCTGCTGGCCTCCATGAGCGACTTGCTCATTCGGTGGTTGAGCGAAACCTGGGGGCCGATCAGCGGCTTGATTGGGCTGTACGGCAGGCCGGTCGAGCGGTTGATGTAGGCCCACAGCGGGATGAACGGGAACCCGTCGTGCTTGAACGGGCTCCATGCCTCAATCAGCGTGTCGTGCTCGGTCATGATCGACACGCGCATGCGCATCGTCACGGGGTCGCCCAGGCCGTCCTCGCTGGCCGGTCGGCGCTGTGGCTCGCGGCTCCAGCACTCCAGCAGCATGATCCGCTTGCGCGGGTTGAACAGGTCCGTGGGCCGGTGCGTGGTGTAGTCGTCGTTGGCCGCGTTGCCGCCGAACAGGTCCAAGCCCGTCACCAGGCCGCCAGCGGTCAGCCAGGACTGAAAGACCGAGACATCGCTCCCCTCTTGGACGCACTTCTCAAGCTGGGCGCGCTTGTCCGGGAAGATCGCCAGCGCCACGTCGAAGTCAACCACCTTCACGCGGAACAGGTAGCGCGCGTTGCTCAGGTCGCGCCTGCGGTCGTTGCTGTCCCACAGGATGTTGCGCCAGGACTCCGCGCCAATGAACAGCGGCACGCCGGTCTTGTCGCCGCGCAGGCCCACCTCAAGCCAGCCGACGCCGGCCTTGAACATATCCTCGGCCGCATAGCTGCGCTCGAACCCGGCCCGGTTCGTGTCGTCCATGTACTTCAGGAGCTTGGTCTTGACCGTCGCGTCGTTCTCGGCCTCGTCGCCGTCATCCTCGGCCACCACGTAGAAATCGACGCGGCTGCGGCGCTCGGTGCCGATCATCCAGTCAATGGTCGGCTTGATCTCGTTGTAGACAACCGGGTTCTGGCCGCGGTCCTTCACGTCCTGCGCCTCGTCTTCCTCCCACTGCTCGCTGTCGTACATGCGCTCACACAGGGCCATCTGCGCGCGGTTGCGGGCCTGCTTGGACGCCTCGGCCAGGAACCAGTCGCGGCGCTGGTTGTGGCGCTGCTCGGCGGTGAGCACGTCGCGCGGGTCGCCTCGGGCGGTCTCGTTCGCGGCCTTTGCCACCTTGGTTGGCCTGGCGCGCGGGCGGTTGGATTGGTCTGCGACTTCGCTCATACCGTGGCCTCGCTCATCGTCTTGCCGCTGGCCTTGTTGCTGGCCACCACCTCCCACATGGCCTGGCCGCGCAACTCACGGCGCACCGACTGCGGCACTGCGGGCATCAGCACCAGCTCGGGCGCAAACTTGACCACGGTGTCGATCAGCGCCACCAGCGCGTGCCGGTCGTTGCGGTCCTTGCCCAGCAGCGGCAGGGCCTCGCGGCATTCGCGCTCGCAGTGCTCTGACGGCCCGCCCGTGCACTTGTCGTCTCGGTTGAACCCGACGAACTGGCTGATGGCGCGGGCGCCGATCACCCACATGCCCAGGCTCTCGCCGGCCACGAACACATTGCTGGCGGGCCAGATCACCATGCACTTCTGCGCGCGGCGGTGGTTGCCCACCCATTCGAGGCTGACCACGTAGCCGCGGTGCTCGAAGGTCTTCCATGCGTGCTTGCCGCCGGCTGACCACATGGGTAGTCCGCTGGGCGTCAGGATGGGGCTCAGTTGCATGTCGTCCTCTTGTCGCGCACCGACCGATCCGCGTACATCAGGTAGTCGGTGTCTTCCATCGTTGCAAGGTGGGCGCTGCGGCCGGCTCGGTAGCCCTCGGCGAATGCGGCGCGCGGGTTGACGGGCACTTCGCCCGGGTAGCGCAGGTACAGCCAGAAATCGCGCAGCACGCGGGCCAGTAGGTTCAGTGGCACAGGTAGGCAGACGGCTGAACGTGTCTGCCAGTCGTTCGTGCGCCAGGCCACGCCGTACAGGGCCGGCAGCATCTGGCCGTCGTCTATGCGTCGAATCAGCGCCATGATTTCTTCCTTGAGGTGAACTTCTTGACGGCCCCGGACAGGTCTCCGTTGCGCATCAGCTCGGCCGACATGCCTAGGTATCGGAAGGCGTCGGCGCCGTGGCTGAACTCATCGTGAAATGGCGCGTTTGCCTCGCCTGTGCGCTCGTTGACGGCGCGCTTGTAGCGCTTCAGGCACTCCACCAGGCGCGCGGCCTTGGTCTTGTCGAGGTAGCAGCGCGGGAAAATCATCCGGGCCTGCTTGATGCCTTCCTCGCGGTCGATGGCCGGCAGAGGGTCGGCCACATTGCGACCAAGGTTGCGCAGGGTCTGGATGCTGCTGATGCCCGTCTGCGGGTTCGCGGCGGCGCCGTCGTGCGGCAGGTAGTCGGTTCCCCACCGATACGGCCGCTTCTCGAGTTCGGCCACGTACCACGCATAGGTTCGGTTGCTGTCCTCGATGTAGTCGAGGATGCGAAGCGCGGTTGGCGCCGACTGCACCATGATGATGGTCATGGAGTCGTTCCAGCCCAAGTCCCACACGGTGTGCACCGGCAAGATGGGGTCGTAAGGCACGTCGCACACGCGCCCATCAGCAAACATCGCCTCCACCTCGTGGCGGTAGATGGCGCCGGCCGCCACGCGCATCGGCTTGCCGTCCCAAATGTTCTTGTAGCCCTCTGGGTCCAGTCGCAGGCACTTCTGCCGCTCGGCCTCAAGTACAGCCGGGAACCACGGGTTGTCCCGCCAGTTGACTTCGCACACCCAGGTGTCTTCGCTGGGTGCCGCGATGAACCGGACGTAGGTCTCGTCCGTGTCCATGTCGGGGTTGAGCGTCACCCATATCTCGGACCCTTCCTTGCGGATGGTCGGGATCAGCGTGTCCCAGCTCTTGCCGCTGACGCCGTGGCCTTCTTCCACCCACACGATGTCGACGCCCTCGAAGGACTTGATCGAATCGACTGTGTGGCTCTGCAGGCCAGCGAACAGGAACAGGCTGCCGTTCTTGCCGCGGATCTCGGTGTCCGTGATCTCGTAGAGCGCGGTCAGGCCCATGGAAACGATCTGGTCCTTCAGGAGCCGGTGAACCGAGTCCTTCATGGACTTCTGGATCTCGCGGGCGCACAGCACGCGCAGCGGCTTCTGTGCGGCCAGCAGCAGCAGTGCGCGGGCCACACCCCAGGACTTGGCGCCACCACGGCCGCCGTGCATCACCTTGTAGCGGCGCGGCTTGAACAGGCCCTGCAACTTCGCGGGGAAGTCAACGATCCGCTCTGGCGCCGCGACGGTCACTTCGGTTGCGCCTCGATGAACCGAACCGTCAGCCCGGCCATGGCAGCAGCAGCAGCAGCGCCAGCCTGCTCGTTGTCGTTCTTGTAGCCGCCAAGGTGCTTCATGAGCATGTCAAGGGCGCCCTTCTTGTCGGCGAGCTTCCACTTCTTGATGTTCCCGACGAACACCCGCTCGGCGCCTGTGCCCTCGTACTGCTCCAGAACGTCCAGGCCGGCAACCACTGCCGCGGTCTCGTCGTCAAGCTGGGTGATGTCCAGCGGGTTGCCTTGCCGGTCAAACATCCTGCGGGGGTCGAAGTAGGCGATGCGGGCAATCTCGCGCAACGTCCGGTCGAGCGTGATGCCGGCCTCTGCCGCCGCCTTCTCGAACACCGCCGCTTGGATGTTGTTGATTGCACCCCTCACCACAACGTCACTTAACAGGCGCGAGCCAGCCTGCTGCGCAGTCTTCGCCGAGTACCCTGCCGCGATTGCTGCCCTCGTGGCGTTGGCCTCCCTCGTGTAGGCGGCCACGAACAGTCGCTGCTTCTGCGTCAAGCCGTCTTCACCCTTTCCTGCGGGCGACGGTGGGCGCGTGTTGTCCTTCGGAGCCATCGGTGTTGTGGGTGTTGTGGTTTCGGGCGGATGTTGTTGTGGTTGGCGATTCGGTGTTGTTGTCTCACGCGATTCGTCAGAGTCAACCGATGCGGCGCGTACAGGCGAAAAAAAGCCCGCTTGGTGGCGGGCTCTGTGGGTCAGGTGGAAACGGTTTCCACTTGGTGCGCGTTCTATGTCAGGTGGTGGTGGCCTTCTTCGGCCTACCTCGTGGCAGCGGTGGCTCTTTGTTGGCCTTGCGCGCCCGGTAGACCGAGCCAACGTCGCAGCCGGCCGCGCGTGCGGCCTCGCTGGCGTTGTGGCCCTGCTTGATGAGGCGCAGGGCTTCGGCGACTGCTGCGCTCTGCCTGCCGCTCATGGTGTCGGCCGAGCGTCGGCAATTTGGCGGTCG